TTCCAACGATTTTGAGTTAGATGTAGCTGATTATGTTGAAGAGGCTTTTGAGCGTTGTGGCTTAGAGGTTAGGACAGGCTACGACCTTAGAACAGCCACCCGCTCTTTAAACCTTATGTTAGCTGATTGGGCGAACAGGGGTTTAAACCGTTGGACTATGGCACAAACTTCTACCAGTATAACGGCAGGAACCGCTGATTATACGTTAGGCGCGGATACTATCGATATTTTGAGCGCAGTAATTCGCACAGGAACAGGAACTAATCAATCTGATATTTCTTTAAGTAGGCTAAGTCGTGATGGGTATATCAATATCCCTAATAAAAACACAACAGGTAGACCCACTCAGTTTTATGTGGATAGACAAATCAGCCCTATAGTAAAACTGTGGCCTACTCCTGATAGTGCGGATACTTATACATTAGTTTACGATAGATTAGTTCGTATGGATGATGCAGACAGTGCAGTTAATACGTTGGATGTTCCCTTTAGGTTTTATCCATGTTTAGCCGCAGGGTTAGCTTACTATTTAGCTTTGAAAAAAGCTCCTGAGCGTATACAGGTGCTAAAAGCTGTTTACGAAGAAGAATTTGAAAGGGCAGCGGCAGAAGACCGTGATCGTGCTTCTTTAAGTTTAACGCCTAGCAGAGATTACTACACCTTTATCACATGAAATATGCAACAGGTAAAAGATCACTTGCAATATGCGATAGGTGCGGTCAGCGTTATCGTTATTTAGAATTACGGAAAGAATGGACGGGTTTTAAAACATGCCCTGATTGTTTTGAGCCAAAACACCCACAACTTGAACCTAGTAAAGTGCCTTTTGAGCCACAAGTTTTACATGAGCCTAGACCAGATGCGCCGGAAACCGTCGATATTATTGTTTCTTTCCCTGTGGTTAATTCACAAACTTTTGTAACTGAGCCTTTCCTTCCTTCTCTTACTGCTCGAGTTGGCACAGTGACTTTAGGTGGCGATGTTGTAACACCTGTCACTGAAGACGTCACAGGTGTTTCTGCGACTGGTTCCGTGGGAACAGTTACGGCATCAGGTACAGGAACATCTATAGCTGCTACTTATACTGTTACAGTTGCTTCTTATCTTGGAGCTAATAAATATTACATTGATGGTGTTAGACAAGATACCGTCAGTTTGTCGGAGGGCAGCACTTACAGATTCGATCAATCGGATAGTAGTAATTCTTCCCATCCTTTACGGCTATCAACAACTTCTGATGGCACACATGGGGGAGGGTCACAATATACTACAGGCGTAACAACTAATGGCACTCCTGGATCTTCAGGGGCATACACTCAAATAACAGTAGCTTCCGGAGCTCCGACATTGTACTACTATTGTACAAATCATAGTGGCATGGGCGGTCAGGCGAACACACCATGAGTTATACTTATACACAGCTAAAATCTTCTATCCAAGAGTATACTGACAATAATGAAACAAGTTTTGTTTCTAATTTAGATAGATTTATTGAATCAGCAGAGCAACGTATTTTTTCAACGGTAGATTTAGAATACTTCCGTAAAAACGCTTCTGGAGCGATGACTTCGGGCAATCAATTTTTAGCAATGCCCACAGATTATTTAGCTTCTTTTAGTATTTCTATTGAAAACTCTGGTTCTAAAGTGTTTCTTTTACAAAAAGATGTTAATTTTCTTCAGGAATCTTACCCCGATAGCACAGTAACAGGCGTACCCAAATATTACGCGGCATACGATGTGAGCAATTTTATAATTGCTCCCACACCAAACGCTAGTTTTTCCACAGAGATTCATTATTATTATCGTCCAACAAGCCTAACTGATAGTAAATTTACTCTTACTGTTAGTAATGTATCTGGAACTTTTGTCCAAAGCGAAACTATAACAGGTGGGACTAGCGGAGAGAGTACTATTATTAGCGTAGTTACTTCAGGCACAGAGTTTATTGTCCCTATTCCTACAGGAACTTTTACTGTTGGGGAGACTATAACAGGTGGCACTAGCGGGGCTACTGGAATAGTAGTGTCAACTTCTGCTGATACTACTTTAACATGGGTTAGTGAAAATGCGCCTAATGCTATCTTATACGGCAGCTTGTTTGAAGCATATACTTACATGAAGGGCGAAAAAGATATGCTGGATTTGTATAATGGCAGATTCACAGAAGCCCTTGGTAGAATAAAAGATTTAGCAGAAGCTCGTGAAAATACAGATGCTTATAGAACAGGATTGCCTAGTAGGGCTAGAACATGAAAATAGCCATAGTGGGTCTTGGCGGTAGTTTTTCTGATTATGTTTCTGCAAGAATAGCTTCACAAGAATTTGATGAAATATGGGGCATAAATTGTATAGGCGGGGTTATACACGTTGATAAGACGTTTATGATGGATCCTGTTTCTAGGTTTTTAGATACTGAAAATGCGGGAACTCAAACAGGCATAGCTAGGAAATTTTTAAAAGAAAATAAAAAACCTATTATAACTTGCCAGTTAGATAAGCGGGTTAAGAAACTAGAATTATTTCCTCTTAAAGAAGTCGCTACAGAGCTTGGGTATTGTTACTTCAATAATACTGTCGCATATGCTGTTGCCTATGCTATTTGGATTAAAGCTACGCAGATTTGCTTATATGGAATAGATTATACTTACAAAAATGTTAATATGGCAGAATCGGGTAGGGCTTGTGTAGAGTTCTGGTGTGCGATAGCTGCAACTAGGGGTATAAAATTAGAAGTAGCTCATGGCTCTAGCTTGCTAGATACAAACGTACCTGAAAATGAAAAACTTTACGGATATCACCGATTAGAAGACCCTTTAGTACAGACTGTAAAAGATGGAGGGCTTGTTATAACTAGACAATCTGAAGTAGAACCTCCTGAACCAGTGGAAAGTGACCCTGTTATATTTGGGAGGCATGATGATGTTTGATTTAAGTGTGGCAACAGTTGGCTCTGTTAGTGTAGTTACCTCTGAAAACGGTGGTTTATCTAATGATCAAATAGCAGATATGTTGGCAAATAAATTAATTTTTATATCTGACGATGCTCCAGAGCCTATTCGTTTACAAGCAGAGGCTTTTAAGGATAGAATAAGGAATCTAGCACAATACTATATAGAGTTGGCTAGGAAAGAAGAACGTGCTAGTATTTGCACCAAGGTCCGTGAAGCTGGACAAATTGAATTAGCAAACGCTATTGGGAGACTGTAATGGCAATCGCACAAGCAATGTGTACAGCATTTAAAAAAGAGTTAATGTTAGGCACACATAATTTCGCAACAAATGGTAATGCTTTTAAGATAGCTTTGTACGCAGAGGGTAGCGGTGGTAAGTCTAGCACTACAGCAACTCTTGGTGCGGCGACTACTGCTTTTGTAACAACGGGAGAAGTTGCTTCAAGTGGTACATATGCTACAGGGGGTGGCGCACTTACAAAAGTTGCTCCTTCCACTTCTGGCACAACAGCTTTAACTGATTTTGCCGATGTTAGTTTTACAACAGCTACTATTACAGCGATGGGTGCATTGATTTATAATGACACTAATAGCAATAAAGCGGTAGCTGTATTAGATTTTAGTTCTAATAAAACATCTACTTCGGGGACTTTTACAATTCAATTCCCTACCGCAGATGCAAGTAACGCCATCATTAGGATTGCATAACGGAGTTTAACCGTGTCGATTGTTACAGGTTGGGGACGAGGCAGTTGGGGTTCTGGAGCTTGGAACCAAGCTGGTGTAGTAGAAGTCACTGGCGTAGTTGGAACAGGTGCGGCTGGTAATGTAACTTCTGAGGGATCCACTGTTTTCAGTGTGACAGGGGTTGCTGGCACAAGCGCAGCGGGTGTTATAACTTCTGAAGGCTCTAGTGTTTTTGCTGTAACTGGAGTTGTAGGCACAGGCGCGGTAGGAAGTGAAAGTGTAACGGCGGGAGCAACTTTCGCTGTAACTGGTGTAGCTGGAACTAGCGCATTAGGAAGTGAAAGTGTAACGGCGGGAGCGGGAGTTGCAGTAACAGGGGTTACAGCAACAGGAGCAGCAGGAACAGGTACACACGCACCTACTTTTTCAATAGGAGTATTCCCAGTAGGGGTAGTAGGCACAGGAGCGGTAGGGGAAGAGGTTCTTTACAGGGAAATTATCCCGTCACAAACACCAAACTGGTCAGGTGTAACAGTTTCACAAACACCAAACTGGACTGATATAGCAGCGTAAGGACAAGAAAATGGCAAGCACCTATGTAAATGATTTACGACTTAATGAATTAGGTACTGGTGATGGCTCCGGTACTTGGGGAACAACCACAAATACCAATTTTGAACTTATTGCTGAAAGTTTGAGTTTTGGCACAGAGGCAATAACCACAAACGCTGATACGCATACATCAACGATAGCTGATGGAGCAGCAGACCCTGCTCGGTCAATATATATTAAATACACAGGCACATTAGATTCTGCTTGTACAATCACTATTGCACCAAACACTATTAGCCGATTACATTTTATTGAAAATGGTACGTCAGGCTCACAAAATATAATTATCAGCCAAGGCTCTGGAGCAAATGTAACGATCCCTCCAGGAGATGTTAAAGTTGTTTATCTTGATGGCGCAGGTTCTGGGGCGGCTGTTGTAGATGCTTTTGCTTCATTATCGGTTGTTGATCTTAAAGTTCAAGATGACCTTCTTCTTAACTCTGACAGTGCAGTATTAAGCATTGGTGCTGATGCTGATTTAAAAATTACGCATGATGGTACAAATGGTGACTTTGAAAGTGCTGGCAATTTAACATTTGATGTTGCTGGAGATATTAATCTTGATGCTGATGGTGGTGAAATTTTCTTCCAAGATGGTGGCACATCTGTTGCTTACTTCGGTAACTCTAGCACTGACCTTCTAATAGGCGTGGCAAACCAAGACAAAGACTTGTATATTCAAGGTAATGATGGCGGCTCTACAATCAATGCTTTGAAACTTGATATGTCGGCCGCTGGAGAAGCAACATTTAATGCTGGTGCTTCTTTTTCCGGCAACGTGGGCATTGGTACTACAACCGTTGACAGTTTACTTCACTTACAAAATTCAGACGCAACAACCTATTCTGCAACAGCTACAGATGGTCAAGTTGGCGTTGGACCAACCCTCTATTTAGAAAACCCTGCTAACAGTAACACTACGGTTGGTGGTCAAATTGTGTTTGGTATGCGAAGCACTGAATCACAAGCAAGGATAGGTGCTACAGGCGGGGCAAACCCTGCATTAGTATTTGGCACAAATGATGCTGAACGCCTCCGCATCGACAGCAGCGGCAACGTGGGCATTGGTGGAACTCCAAGCTATCCTTTGCATGTTCAGGCAGGTTCTAACTCGGCAGTAGTTAGAATAACAAACACTGGGTCTGCGGACGCAAATGTTAACGCTATCCTTCAGCTTGCGACAGTGACAAATGTTGTTCAACTTCTTTTGAACGAGGTTAACAATTACTCACAGTTTACTCATAGTGGGGATTTAGCCACCCATTACGATGACGTAAATATTCATATTTTTAGAACTAAAGCTGGCGTAGAAAAAGCTCGTATACAAGAGACTGGTGATGTTAATTCAAATCACAAAAACCCAGACGGTAGTTTTACTGGAATTTTTAGTAATTACACTGGCGTAGCGTTAGCTGATGATGCTTCTTTCGCAATTTCGACTACTGGAACTGCTGGTGGCGGTATTTTAGCTATTTATGAACATGGCTCTGGGCAAAGCGCAGTGTTTCACTTTGGTTACAACCGAAGCACTTTAATATCAGGAAGCACTGACGTTTTTTCAACCAGCGATACAGACGGGAGAAGCTGTGCAATCGCCAGTGGTCATACACTTACTATAAAAAATCGGCGTGGTTCTACTGTTACCTATTCTACTTGTATGCACACTGCTGGGCTTGGATAAATTTTAAAAGGAGTAAACAAATGAGTGTAACTTACAAAGTAACTAAGTTTTTAAAAGTTACTGACGAAGATAAAAAGCTAGTTGGGCTAACTTGTACTGACACTGATGGTAATGTTTTCATTGTTGATAAACAAATTGACATTGTTGATGGAACTACAGACGCACAGTATGTTCAACAAGCCTATACCGCTTCACAAACAGAAATAAACGAGTGGGCAGCAGAAATGT